ACATAGACTCTTCCAAAGTCAAATTAATTAAACAAGAAGTCAAACCAACTTTTGGATCTGAAGTTAATACAACTTATAACGATGGTATTGGGAGTAATATTGATGAAGAATCTGTAAATTATTTGTATGAAGTAATAGTTAGTTTAATAAACGAAACCATTACAAACCCTTATTCTTTACAATTAACAAATATTTGGGAAAATGAATATAGAGAAGGCGACTTTCAAGAAAAACACATTCATCCTAGTTCACATTTATCTTTTGTTATTTATAAAAAAGTAAAAGAATCTAACACTGTTTTTGTAAATCCTGTGGACAAAATAATTCAGGCTTTTTATGATCCATGTAAAAGAAAAAGAAATTTGTTTGGACCAATAGAGTATTCACCAGAATGTAGAGAAAATCAAATTATAGTGTTTCCTAGTTATTTAGAACATTATGTAAAAAAAACAAGCAATGCAATAACCGTCTCAGGAAACTTAAACCTTATTTTTAATACATGAATTTAATTAATGATTATTGGTTTTTCGAAGAAGCTCTTTCTAAGAAGCAGTGTAATGAAATACTTAAACTAAAAGAAAAAAATAAATTTAAAGAAGCAGTTGTTGGAGAAAAAGATGAGTTAATTAAAAAAGATAGAACATCCGATATTTTTTGGACATCTGAGCCTTTTATCTATGAATATATAAGACCTTATGTGCACACTGCTAATCAAAATGCAGGTTGGAACTTTGATTATGACTATGCAGAAGCTG